GCTACTAATAGACCAGACTACGACATTACTTCAGCCAATTGGATTTTATTAATAGCACATGATCTTAACAACTCTTTAAACGCACGAGGAGATTTAAGAACATTTAAAAACAACAGACCTAGTACAGTAGAGATTGGAACTGATACATATGTGTTGGGAGTAATGTCAGATGTTCCTAACTGGAAGAAACTAAATGTAGTACCAGCCGTCTATTATGTTGATACATTTACCGGCCAAGATATAGCATCATACGGAAACACATGGGACCAACCTTGGCAGACTATTAGATATGCCTGTGATAAAATCAATCAAGGATTTTACTATACTAATGTAGTAACACTTTTAAAGAACAATAAAGCGTTTATGGTTGCAGAAATGTACCAATGGATGCTGTATCAAATGAGTCAAAATATTAGTCCGTTTAGTCCTGATAGTCTATGGGATGTAAACTATACTCAAAGAGATGCTGAAAGAATTATTGATGCAATCATTTACGATCTGAAGCGTGGCGGCAATAGTCAAACTGTTGCGGCTACATTATCATATTTTTATGTTGGCAGTAAAACACAGTTCATCAACAGTCTAGTAGCATCTACAGTAGCTTACTATAGCCCATCGTTGACCTACTTGTTAAGTGTAATGCAAAGCGTTATAACTAACACTAGTGTGTCAACAAACTATCAACTATTGAATAACGTTACACCAAGCGCAGTTGTTAATCAAATTATTGATAATACACTAACTGCTGAAGCTGGAACAGCAACTGAAATATCAAGTTTAATGTCAATCGTATTGACAGCATTAACTAACCAAAATACATATAGTGTTCCAGGATCCAACACAGGTATCTCTGCATCAATATATGTTAAGACTGGCACATACAATGAAATGCTACCGATCGTTGTACCAGAAAACGTATCGATTATCGGAGACGAACTACGTAGTGCAGTAGTACAACCGATCACAAGCAAGACATTCTATTGCACTCAAACTATTGAAGCAAATGCTAACCCTATAACATCAAACACTATGGTTGTTAATAGTACAGTGGGATTAACAGATCAAATGCCAATGCAGTTCATTAGTCCTTTCATTAACAATGCAAGCACTACCTTTGGCGGAGTAGTATCGGGACAAACATACTATATTGTTGGCAGCAGTATTACCAGCACATCATTACAAATAAACGATGGCCCTACATTTAGTTTTAGAGGTAGTACTACTAACAATAGTAACATTATTTCAAACGTATCTAATATTACTCAACTAGCAGTTGGTATGAAGATAACTGGTCCCGGAATTCCGGCCAACACTTATGTCTATAACTTTGCACAAGAAGTTAATAGTGTAGCTAATATTACTTTATGTTTAGGATATCCATTAGCGGAAAACTACATATTTGTCGCATCTAATGCAACACTCAGCGGAATCCTACAAACATTTACATCTAGCGGAAATCTAGTGTCATTTAGTAATGGCTCAGGAAACATGACCGTATATGCTGGTGATTGCTTAAAGAACATGTTCTTAATGAGAAACGGCACAACAATCCGTAATATGTCGTTATTTGGTCTTAAAGGAACAGTATCAGCAAACAATCAATATCAAACAGCTCGTCCAACAGGCGGGTCCTACACAAGTTTAGATCCAGGAACCGGACCTAATGATACTAGTGCCTGGATTATTCGTAAGAGTCCGTATGCTCAAAACTTAACAGTATTTGGCGACGGATCTACCGGAATTAAGATTGACGGTACATTACATAATGGCGGAAGTAAATCGATCGTGTCTAATGATTACACTATGGTAATCAGCGATGGTATTGGCATTTGGTGTACAGGTCCTGGTGCTATCACAGAAGCTATTTCAGTATTCTCATACTACTGCTACGCTGGCTACTTTGCAGAAGCAGGCGGTCGCATTCGTTCAGCCAACGGCAACAGCTCATACGGTACATTTGGAGTTGTTAGTGAAGGGTACGATTTAACAGAAGTTCCTTTAACAGGAACTGTGAACAACCAATCACAACAAGTTCAGGCTGGAGTTATTAGTGCGTTTGGTACATCTGATCAGTTGTTAAAATTAAACTATAGCAATGCTGGTTCAGCATACTATAACCCTACAACTAACATGCTAAAATGGAGTAATGAGTTTCTTACTGTATGGACTAACGATGCTAACGTATCGTTCATTAAGAACAACATTGCACCAACGGGCTACACAGAAGCATGGTTGTTAACTGGATCAACTAGCACACCTGGTACAGGATATATTCAACAAAGCATTGCAATCAATCCTGCAGGATATAGTTATACCAACATCAGTGGAGTTACACAAGATGGTGCTCCAGGTAACGGTGCAACATTCGATATTAAAGTTACTCCTGCTGGTTATGTAGTAACTGTTAATACCGCGGGAACATTGTATCAAACAGGAAACAATATTTTAATTAGCGGTTCGCAATTAGGCGGTTTAGATATTACAAATGATTTGACTATTGTTGTAGGCAACTTATCAGGTACAGGCATTTCAACTATTGATGCAACATCTGGTACAGTACCTGCTGGTAGCAGTCAGTCATTTACACTGAGTATGTATGTGTATGCAGGAAACTCAGCAAGCATTGATATGCAAGCTGTATTTTCTGGAGCAACAACAGTAACTAGCGGCATCAATTATAACGTTTCTAGTCATACTGTAACGCCTTATAGCGGAACAAGTATTACAAATTCAGCCAATGGTGGAACACTACCAGCATCATACGGTGCTCAGAAAACACTAGTAACCGGATGGTATAGAGTTTGGATGTCAATAAATGATTCCACTGGCGTTAATACCTCACTAACTTACAAGTTTTTCCCACAAGGTGCAAATGCTCCAATTGCCAATACATATTCAATAATTTATGGCGCACAGTTAGAAGTTTCTTCAGTAGAAGTTCTGCCAGAGTTTTATCTTGAAACAACAACTAATAGATTTACAGCATATGCAAACTATCAAGTAGTCGGCGCAGGTGCAGGCGCAATACTATCCGGCGAAGAATCTCGAAGCCAGTCAGTGTTTAATGCTAGAATTATAACAGACAATAATGGATTTACCGGCGGCGCTGGCTATGCAACTAGTGTAAACACCGCTCAAGAAGGAAATGATTATTCTATTAGATTAGCATCTACTGACCAAGGGCTTTATAACTACTTGGGTATGCGTATATTTGTCAGTAGCGGTACAGGTGCAGGACAATACGGCTTTGTGTCTTATTATAATAACTCTTCAGGTGTGGATGCAAACGGAGTTACTTCTAAAACTGCATTGGTATTAAAAGAAACAGTGGATCCAGTAAGTGTAATATCATCAACTTATAGTGCAACAGCCGCTCTTAACTTGCTAACACTGTCATCGGGTACAGATATAAGCACATGGTATGTTAATCAAGCAGTACAATTTATTCCAACATACTATACAACAACGGCAACAGCCACTTCCATTGATACAGTAGTAGTTACTGCAACAGTCGGCGGAGTAATAAACACGATTGCTGTTCCAACAGCAAGCCTAGCATTAAACATGCCAGTGACATTCGGTGCAGGCAGTTTTAATATTACAGAAGGATACTTGTACTATATTGTAGATATTGATTACGATCTTGATCTTATTCAACTGTCTACCGAGATATCGGGCAACCCAATACAGTTATCTACAGTAGCATCTGGAAGTCAGACTATGACATACCCAAGATATTCCGGTTATATCAAAGCACCAACTTCAAACATGGTGCCAAACATTGACATTCAGTTTACCGGTGTATCTTTAGGTGGATTATCATTAGGTAGTACTTACTATATTAATGACATTATTGATGCAAATAACTTTACTGTATCTACAAATAAAGTTACATTAACCTCAGTAGAAACAGTTGGCGGTACAACTAACACAGTAAGAGCTACGACTTCTAGTTTAGTAGCATTGAATCCAGTGGTATTCAGTGGAACAATATTTGATGCGGCTATTAGTCCGGGCACAACATATTATATCAGCAAAATTGTTGATGCTAATAACTTTAACATAACAAATACCATTATTAGATTTACTGCAACACAAACTGAGTTCAGTACAAACTTGATTAAAGTTAGTGACACTACTAATTTTGTTGTAGGCAACCCAATAATATTCAGCGGTATCCCTAGTGGAACAACATTTGGTAACATTGCTCCTGAGACTGTATATTACATTCAAACTATTAACCCGTCTACTAATCAAATTACTATCACATTAGATAAAACAAATACATTTACTTTAACTAATAAAGATGGATTAATACTAGCAAGAACTTGTCCCGAAGCAATATCATTAGGTGCCGGTACAGGATCAATGACATTGACTAGTACTGGAACTAGACTAGTTGTTACTAACAGCGTTGGTAATATTAGTACAATGAACGGCACATTTTCAACTAGCTTGTTTGGAGGAATAAACTCCTATACTCGTTATTTTATAACTGCAATAACTCCTCCGGGACAAGGCAGTAGTAATACCACATTGTCAATCAGCACATCAAGAGCAGGAACTCCTATTACATTAGCTACGGGAGTAGGAAATATGCAAATGGCAGCAAGCGGATGGGACAATATTACTCCCGGCACTCCGGATGTTGTTACGCTTGATTCTACCAGCTCATATATTATAGAGCCTAAAACAACATTTAGTTTACCATCATACCAACAAGCTAGCGGAGTTGTATCATCACCGTTATCAAATGGCGCATCATTTAGTGCAGTTGCATATGGAAACAATTATTTTATAGCGGTTCCTACTAGCGGAACAAAAGGTGCTGTATCATCTAACGGCACAACTTGGGCACCAGTATCACTACCATCGACTGTTAATGCATGGACCGGTATTGCCTACGGAAACTCTTATTGGGCGGCATTAGGTACAACAACTTCAGGAAGCAACTCGGTAGTAGCCTACTCTAATTCCAACGGATTAGGATGGAGAACTAGCTCACTACCAACAAACTCTTCATGGAGTAAAATTGCTTATGGTAATGGTACTTTTGTAGCGATAAGCAGTGATAATACTCGTGCGGCATACTCATCTAATCAAGGACTAACTTGGACAGCAACTAGCTTGCCGAGTAGTACTCCAATAACAGGAACAGGCACTCCTGTAATAAGCACTACACAACAAAAATTTGGCATATCTAGTTTATACTTAGATGGTTCAAGCTATGTCACAGTTGCAAGTGATGCGCGATTTGCCTATAACAAAGAAGATTTCACTGTTGAATTTTTCTGGCGTCCAACGGCTCTTGGCGCACAACAGGTACTAATCGATCAACGCAGTACTAGTAATGATGCGGCAATATATCTAGAAATGAATACTTCTGGTAATATAAGATTATTTGTTAACAACGCATATCAAATTACATCTAGCGTAACTTGTTCAGCAGGTTCATGGAACCATGTTGCTGTATCACGTGCAAGTGGAACAACTAGACTGTTTGTTAACGGAACACTAACTCCTACAACTTATACAGATGCTAACACCTATGCAACTCGCCCAATAGTAATTGGAGCATCATTTACCGGTACAACACTTGCTACAGGTTATATTGATGAAGTAAGAGTTAGCCGTGGAGTAAGTAGGTACACAACTACATTTACTCCTACGTCAACAGCATTTACAGCAGATGCAAACACAATGTTGTTGATGCATTTGGATAATATTAATAACAGTACTGCTATTACTAGTTCTATTGGATCATGGACTGCATTAACATATGGTTCTGGACTATTTGTTGCTATTAATACCAACGGACAAGCAGCATGGAGCACCGATGGTATTACGTGGAACTTATCTACATTACCCACAAGTAATACAGCACTTGCTGGAGTAACTATTATTGGTGGCGCTGGCCAGTTTACCTGTACAACCACAAGCACACAATTAATTATTGGGCAAAGTGTAGTAGTATCTGGTGCGCTAACTAGTGCTGGTGGCGAAGGCACTATTACTAATGGTACATATTATATAAGTGCAACTAACGGTAAGTCAACATTTACCTTAGCAGATACATACCCACACGCCATTGCTGGGACAAATCCTATAACAACTGGCGCTGGGACAACAACTGGGTTAACCTTTGCTGTAGGCGCGCCAGCATATACCGATATAGCATTTGGTAATAATAAGTTTGTAGCAATACAAACTGGCGCAGGACTTCGTTCAGCATACAGCTTTGACGGTGTTAACTGGTATCAGTCATTAATTTATATGTCAGCTACCGGCCTAAGCTACGGCCAAGGTGTGTTTGTAGCTGTAAATTCTGGAAGTACAACAGCGTATGTTAGCGAGCACGGCATTTATTGGAAAACTCGAACATTAACATATGGTAGTATTAGCTCAATAAAATTTGGTCTGTCTACTTCAAATGTTGGAGTATTTGCAACACTAACTGGAACTGGCGGATCCGTAGGAAATGCAACGGTAATCAGCGAGGGTGCAAGGGCACAAGGTCGACCAACACTTAATTCTGGAGTAATTTCTGCACTTTCATTATGGGAGACAGGATCTTGCTATACATCAGTTCCGTCAGTTAGTTTAATAGATTATAACGTGTCTGTAAATGCAACAATTACTCCTCGTGTTGGAAATGGTGCATTGGCTAATCCAACATTTATTAATAGAGGCACTGGTTACAGTACAACATCTACTGTTGTAACAATTACAGGTAATGGTTATGCAGATACTTTCCAAATAGGATTAAATTTAATTGTTAAAAACTTAGCATCTGTTCCACTAGTAGGTAGTAACTTATCCATTGACGGGAACACTCAAGTGTATAAAGTAACAAGTGCCAGTGCAGTGTTTGGAACTACTACTCCGTTTATTGAAGCAACAATACAATTGTCTCCTGAGATAACTACTGCAAAGAGTCCAGCACACGGAACTGCTGTACAGCTACGTCAACTTTATAGTCAGTGTCGAGTAACCAATCATGACTTCTTGCTAGTAGGAACAGGAAACAGGGCTACAGCTAACTATCCGTATACTGACATTACTACAGCTAAAATTAATCAACAAGCAGTTGAAACGAATCAAGGTCACGTATTTTACACAAGCACTGACGAAAACGGAAACTTTAGTGTTGGCGGATTGTTCGGAGTTCAGCAATCAACTGGTACTGTTACACTAAGCGCAACACAGTTTGGATTGTCTGGATTAGAAACATTGAGTTTAGGCGGTATTGCTGTAGGTAGTTCGAGTGTCATTATTACACAATTTAGTACAGATAATACATTTGCGGCAAATTTAGATTCAATAGTTCCAACTCAGAGAGCAGTTAAGTCTTACTTAACTGGACGTTTAAGCCAGGGTGGCGCAAATACTTACACTGGTAATTTTATTGCTGGTACAGTAAGCATTGGTGGTCCAAATTTTGTTAAATCAACAGTAGCAAACGGCGCAACTGGATCAGCTATCAAAATTGCCAATAAAATGTATATTACTGGCAAAGGCGTTGATGGAAATATGGCAGCATTAGATATGTTTATGAGAAGCGCAACTAGACGCGGTTTGTAAACCTAAGAAAAACAGTAAAGATAAATACTATCAGAGGATGATATAAAATGGCAGAATTTAAATTAGGTAGAATTAAGTTTGTGTACCAAGGTACATGGGCGCAAAACCGCAGTTATGTAGTCGACGACGTAGTCACTAACAGTGGAAAAACATATATTTGTGTAATTAGCCACACTTCGACCAATACAACTGTTGGGTTTACTACAGATTCAACCGGCGGCGCAGGCATTACTAAATGGAACCTCATTGCTGACGGCACTTCTTGGCGCAATTCATGGACTGCAACTACTTATTATAATTTAGGTGACATGGTCCTATATGGAAGTGTTGTTTATCTTTGTAAAACTGCTCACACTAGTGCAAGTTCAACAGCGTCTATTACAGCAACAGGGTTAACAGTTTCTTCTGGAACTGCTACACTTACATATTCTACACAAGCAGTTCAACCATTTTTAGTTGGCGCAACAATTACATTGGCTGGATTTAGTCCAGCATCTACTAGTGGATCAGTTAACACAGTTAATACAACATTTACTGTTGTGACTTGCACAACTACACAACTAACGTTTGCGCTAACTGGTACATATTCTGTTGTAACATTAGGCACAGTATCGGGCACTAGTCAACTAGGATTAGAAGCTGATCAAGGTAAATGGGATACATTTGCCGCTAGTTTTAATTGGCTTGGCGCATGGAATACTGGTACTAGATATAAAGTAAGAGATTTAGTTTATTACGGCGGAAGTACTTATGTTTGTAATAACGCACACGTTTCAAATACTTCTGCATCGTCGGGATTAGAAGCCAGTTCTGCTAACTGGGACACCTTTAATCAAGGCATAACTTATCTTGGAGATTGGAATGCGTCCGGCCTACCAGGCGGAACTAATATACGTTATAAATTAAACGATGTTGTTAAGTTTGGAGCTGACTTGTGGATCTGTACAGCATATCATACATCTTCAGGCACAAGTATAGATACTAATTCGTTCTCTATATTTGTTAATGGATTCCAATTTGAAGGATCTTGGAGTGCGTCTAGTGAATATCAAATTGGTGACGTTGTAACATACGGTGGTTACACATATACAGCCATACAAAATAATGGATCAGCAGTTCCAAAAGTTCCAAGCACACAACCTACTTATTGGAAAATATTTACATCTGGTGTGGTATATTCGGGAGCATGGGTTACCGGTACAAGTTATAAAATTGGAAATGTTGTAACACTAGGCAGTTATTCTTATATAGCTACCGCAGATAACTCTGCATCTCAACCCCCAGGACTAAGTACTGCAACATTTACAGGTAGTATTAGCGGGACTACTTTAACAAATTCGTCACCAACAGGCACAATTGCAGTTGGCATGACAGTAACTGGCGGTACAGTTTCAGCTGGAACAGTTATTGTTTCAGGTAGTGGAACTAGCTGGACAGTTAACAATGCTCAAACAGTGGCTAGTGCTGCTTTAACGGGTACAATTACATTTTGGAGCCAGTTAAGTTCAGGTATCCGTTGGAATTCTGCACCAAATACAACATACACAAACATTGCTAGCAGTAACGTTAGCGCAACAGGAACTGGTAGTCCAACATTTACTGTAACACGATCTGGTACAACTTATTCAGCAGTAATAGGTAGTACAGCAGGAACTGGATACACAGTTAATGACACATTAAAAGTTTTAGGAAATGCAATTGGTGGAGCAACTCCTGGAAACGACTTAGTTGTTAAAGTAGCAACTATTACCGGCGGCGGCGGAACCGGACCGATTGGCACTGTTACAGTACTTACTGGATATGCAGCTTCCTGGAAAACTGGTATAACTTATGTTATAGGTGATGCAGTATATTATGGAAATAGTAGTTACATCTGTATTAGTGCTCATATTGGATCCGCTGGGGTAAATGATCCTATTACAGATAACAGCACTTACTGGAATATTCTAGCTAGCGGCGCAGACAGTGGAGCCTTGACAACTCAAGGCGACATGGTATATTACGGTACTAATGGACCAACACGGCTACCAATTGGAACTGACGGACAAATTCTTCGTGTTAATGTAAACAAACCAGAATGGCAATACTATGGACAACTGCAAAATGTTGTGTATGTTGCACCTAGTGGTGTTGACAGTTCAGGCAGTGGCCAAGGTATAACATTGGATAAGCCGTGGGCCAGTTTACTATATGCTTGCAAACAGGTTGAAGAAGGGTATTTAAATACCAACGCTGGACTAGCATTGACTGTTAACAAACAATTTATGATGAAGGAAGTTAATAACTATATTTTAACTACCTATTCTTTTAATGTAACTGGAACTAGCTCAAGTGGAAATACATTTATTGTTGGATCAACAAGTACAACTAGTCAGGTAACTACAGCAAATATGTATTATGGCATGCCTATTACATTCTCGGCGGCAACAGGCGGAGTATCTGTAGGTACAGTTTATTATGTAAACACAATCCCAACAAGCGTAACTTTTACTGTTAGTAGCGTGTATCAAAGTGGCCAAACTTTAGCAATTAGTCCTAGTAGTGCTACTGCTTCAACTGCAACATTTAACTATACACAAAGTAAAGCAGAGCGAGATACTGGAACTGTTATTGATGGAATAATATTTGATTTAACACACGGTGGTAATTTGTATAGCACAACTGCTACAAAAGCATATTTTAAAACACTAACAAGTTTTACTAGCACTGGTACTACACAACAAGCTCCTGTATTTGCAGGCAGTCTAGTATACTTAAAAGATACATTGTTTTCAGCGGTAATGGCTAATAGTGCTCCAGCTAATAATTATCAAACAATACGTAGCATTAGCACAAAAGCTATTCAAAATACAACTACAGTTACAACTTCTTTAATAGAAAGTGGGTCATTATCAACAGCACAGGGACTATTGTCTATTATTACCAGTGCATTAACAGCAGGTACTTACGGAAATAGCCCGCAAGAAGCTCGCCCACACACAACTGTATACCTAAAAACTGGAACATATAGCGAATACGGTCCTATAGTAGTTCCACAAGATACTGCGATTGTTGGAGATGAACTACGTAGCACTATTGTTCAGATGTCTAGTGCTCAAATAAATTTATACAACGATAAACCTAAAACAGCAGTTGCATTACAACGTGTTCAAAGTGTATTATCTAATTTAATAGCCAATAGTACAGTGACTCCAACTACTACAGGAACAACTGCACCAAATACTCAAACACAAATAAAAGTATTGCCTGCAGGTGATACTGGAAATAGTTCAGCAATTAACTTAGTTGTTGATAATACTAGACTTATTCAAGATATGTTTGCTGGCGGTGGCGTTATTACTGGCCCAACTAACTCTAACTATCCTAACGGGTTAATTCATCAACCAGCAATTAGTATGCCAACAGTTACTGGATATAACTCATCATATCTAGCAAATTACGGCGATGCTGTAACTTTGATCCAAGCCAACTACCAATTCCTTAAAGATGAAATTGTAAGTTTCTTAAACACTGACGGTAACTTAACTGGGTCGGCACAATGGAGTTCTTATAGTGCGACATATCAAGCAGAAACGTTACGTGATTTAACTTTCATGCTTGATGCTATCTGTTACGATCTAACATATGGTTGCAACAACCAATCATTAATTACCGGTAGTTCATACTACAGTCTAAATACTGCTCAATTATTTGCACCATATATACTTGGTGTGACAGAATCATTAAGTAGACTATCAACAGTTATTGGACAAGTTGTCCAAAAAACAGCAGTCACACGTAGTACAGGCAACACAACTACACAATATGTAACTGGAACAGCTGGATCAGCAGCAGCGGCTGCATTTGCTCAAGCACGTATTGCTGATATTGTCTATTGGATCAATAACGGCGCACCTGATACATCAAGTGCAACATTTACTGGTTCCATCACAACAACAACACTGACTGTAAGTGGAGTATCAGGAACAATCAAAATTGGACAACTTGTCACAGGCGGAACAGTAGCCGCAGGTACTTATATTACAGCAGGATCAGGAACAAGCTGGACTGTTAGTGTAAGTCAATCAGCTACCGCAACTGGATCTACGCTAGTGATTACTCCGCTAGTTTCCGGATCATACGCTCTTGCAACCACTGCAAACAAAGCATCTTACGATGCAATACAATTTCGTTTAAGCGAAATTGCAAATGATGCTCAATCGTGGGTAACCCGTTTCTATCAAAATGAAAGTCCTATCTTATCGTTAACAAATCGTGACGCAGGTTATGTTGTTTCAGCACTGGCCTACGATGTATTGTTTGGAGGAAACTTCCAAAGTATTCAATGTGGTCGTTCATACAATAGATTAGTTACATCAGTTGTTACTTTGCAAACTAGTCTTGCAGATTCAACTTACGGTGTTCTTGGATTTATTGGTGAGCGTGTTAAATTAATTGCGTCTAGTGGCGCAGTTGCACAAACATCGGCAGTTATTGATGAAATGGTTGCACAGATTTATGGACAACCCACAACAGTAGCAACATTTAACGGAACAATTACTGGTACTCAGTTAGTTGTTAACGGATCAGTAACAGGTACTATTGCAATTGGTATGCAACTAAGTGGTACCGGTATAGCTAACGGTACAAGTGTTATTTCTGGTAGTGGTACAACATGGTTGTTAAATTACAATCAGTCAGCTGCTTCAACAACTACAAGTATTATTAGTGTAACTACTAGTGTAACTCTAAACGGAAATACATATACTAACGTTCTTACAGCAGGTACAACTAGCGGATTTGTTCCAGGGCTAACTATTACAATTACCGGAACAACTATTAGTAATCTTGTAGCAGGCACATACTATATCAAACAAGTATTAAGTTCGACACAGTTTACAGTTAGTCAAACATATCTTGGAACAGTGTTCACTATCAATAGCACTGCTTCGGGAGCAATGACAGCAGTTGTGTACGGTATTTACGGTGGTCTTGGCTTAACAACAAATATTACAGCAAGTGGAACAATTATTCCAGTAACTACGGCAACTACAAGTACAAACTTAATTACTGTATCTAGTAATGCAGGTATGTATGTAAACATGCCAATTGTATTCACCGGATTACCAGCAAATATTACTACAACTGCAACTACAATTTCTAGCAACGCAATTACACTATCAAGTGTAGCAGGTGTAGTTGTTGGCCAAAAAGTGTGGTTTACTGGATTTACTCCACAAGCTACAACAACACAATCAAGTATTGTTGCTAATCAGATCTATTATGTTCAAGGAATTGTAAGTAGTACAATTACTATTGCCGCAACATTAGGCGGATCAGCTGTCACATTAACTAATGCCACTGGCTTAACTTTAACAGCAACATTTAACGCTGCTGGTGGACTAGTGCCAGGAAATATCTATTGGATTAATAGTGTAACTGCTGGATCATACCCAGCTGCTGGCACAACTATTACTGTTGCTAATAGATATAAGAGTGGTACAGCATTTGTAATTACTAATACTGTAACTGGATTATCAGCAACAGCCACAGCTGGCATGCCTTTGAATCAAGGTATTAATGATAAAAATACTAACGGTACAATCCAGCCTTGGAATAATCCAACAGGATCATACGGTTCTGCTAGTGGTTATAACAATACCCTAGCTACAATTCAAGGTGCTGAAATCATCCGTGCTAACAAATCATTCTTAGCTAGTGAAATGGTTGCTTATGTGTTATCACAGTTTACAGGAGCTGTGACTACTACAGCAAGCGGCGGAACTATTACATGTAGTGGTGCTCATAATTTATCAGTTGGAGATCCTATTGTATTCAGCGGAACAAGTTTTGATGTTAATATCACAATAGGTACAAAGTATTGGGTACTAACAACACCAACTACAGCAACATTTACCATGACTATCACTGCTCCTGGTACTGGCACCCAAGCTACTAAAACATTACTAGGCGCCAGCGGATCAATGACAGTAAGTTACTACATGAGTCAAACTAAGTGTATTCGTGATGCTGGACAGTATCTTGATGCTCTGGTATACGATTTAGGATTAACTGGTAATTATAAATCAACAAGAGCTATACAAATTTATTTGTCAGCAGTAACTGGTGCTACAACTAATGACTTATTCCATTTACGTAATGGTACTGGTTTAAGAAATATGACAGTCAATGGATTGACTGGTGCATTAACATTGCCTAATGCGCTAGGAACTCGTCGTCCAACAGCAGGTTCTTACTCAAGTCTTGACGCAGGGTTTGGACCAAATGATAGTGCGGCTTGGGTAAGTAATCGCTCACCATATACACAAAACTTAACGCTATTTGGTTCTGGTTGTACTGGTATGAAGATTGATGCAGCATTACATAGCGGTGGTAACAAATCTATTGTTGCTAACGATTATACAACTATTATCAGTGATGGTATCGGTGTATGGTGTACCGGTTCTAATGCGTTAACTGAACTTGTTAGTGTGTTTGCATACTATTCATACGCAGGCTACTTAGCAGAATACGGTGGTCGTATCCGTGCTACTAACGGCAACAGCTCATATGGAACATATGGTGTTATTGCTGAAGGCATTGACAGCTACGAAACTCCAATTTATGGTAGATTAAATAATCGTGCTAATCCGGCATACATCACAAACGTTATAACTGACGGTACAAATCAAATTTATCGTTTAGAATTTCAAAACGCAGGTAATGCATACACAAACGCATTGCCTACAGTAAGCGGTGCGGGCTATAATATTGTAGCAATACAAGATGAATTCCGTGATAGCTCAGTATTTGAAACACGTCTAGTTGACTTAAATAACGGGCAGGGAACCGGCGGTAGCAACTATCTGACAGCAAGTAATGTAGCACAAACTGGAGCAGTTGGCAGTATAACTATTGCCAACTCTGACATCCAATTAAGTTCAGCTTATGTTGGAATGAGAATTCAGCTTATAGCAGGTACTGGTGTTGGACAATTTGCCAACATTATTGGATATGCTCAGAGTAATAAATTTGCTAATATAATTCGACCAAGTTTTGCAACATTGACCATTACAACAAATAATACTACCGTATTCACAGTGGCTAGTACAGCAACTATGTATGTTGGGCAACCAATTTATATGGGTGCATCAATTGGTGGATTAAGTGTAACTGGCTCAGCAGCCACAGCAATATATACACCTACAGTTTACTACGTAAGCACAACTAGTTTTACTAGTACAACATTTAGACTTGCTACATCAGCAGCAAATGCCGCAGGTGGTACAAACATTACACTAACTGCAACTAGCGCAACACCGGCTGTAACAGTAGCATCAATCATTGTTGGAACTACATTAACTGTTGGTACATTATCATCAGGTACAATTTATCCAGGCATGTTATTAACTGGCGGATCGGTATTGCCTAATACATTTATTGTTAGTCAAATAACTGGAACTACTGGTAGTACTGGTACATACGTTGTTAGTGTGAGTCAAAACTTAGCAAGTACAGCGTTGACTGGCACAGTTAATGTTTCTGTATATGAAGCAGGTTGGGATCACGTTGTACCGGGTAATTCAGTTCAACCATTATTAGATGCTACATCAGGTTACGTTATTGAACCAGCAATATCTTACTCAAGTCCAGGATTTGCTGCTACATCAATTACTATGACGGCGGCTGCAACTACAACTTGGTCAAGTGTAGCATATGGCCAGGGAAAATTTGTTGCAATATCAAATGCAACAGGAATTAACAGCACAGCAACTACAGCAGACGGCACAACATGGGCCGCTGGCGGCAACTTACCAACTGATGTAAGTTCCGCATGGGGAAGAATTGTTTACGGTGGTGGTCAAAATGCCACAGCAACAGCAATAGTTGGTGGAGTCGGCGGCAGCGGCGCAGTACTATCAGCAGTTATTGGCACCGGAAATACTGCGGGACAGATTATTAGTATTACAGTGATTAGTGGCGGATATAATTATGTAACGCCTCCGACTATTGTAATTACTGACAGCGCAGGATCAGGTGCAACAGCAACCGCTAGAGTATTAAATGGTTCTATACAAGCTGTAGATATGGTTATTACTGGTAGTTTGTACTCAAGCCCAACAATTACCGCAGTTACTAGTAGCTTATCAAGTATTACAGCTACAACTTGGGGCAGCGGATATTATGCCACACCAATAATAACTATCACAGCACCATTTACAGCAACCGGTTGGAGTTCAGGCGGAGCAGCTACATCTGGCGCCTACTACTCAGCAGTTGATACAACAGTAAGTCCTAACATGACTAACTACTATCTAGCCAGCGCCAGTGGTACATTTAGTGCAACCAAGCCAACATTTACTAACGTATTTTACGGTAAATCTGGGTATGGTGCAACTGGCATTGGTGCAAGTGTAACATACGGCGTAACTTTAACTTATGTTGGATCGCTTGCAGTGGCCAGCGCCAATACAAATACAAATACCGCAGGCTATGGTGTGATAAGTTATACAGTTAGCCAAACTGGTTACGGTTATACTACTACCCCAACAGTAACAGTTACTGATCCAAATGCGGCATTTGTAGCTATCAGCCAAGCAACAGCCAGTGCTGCATATAGCACAGATCAAGGAACAACCTGGTCAGCTACTGGCGGCACAACTGGTAAAACAAATCTAAGATCACTAGCATATGGTAACAACTTATACATTGCAGTTGGCGGAACAAGTTCAGCTGTAGCCGTATCGTTAAGCGGTAGCCCAACAGGTACTTGGTCAGATCAGTCAAGCAACATTACTGCTAACTCATCTGGATACAGCTATATTGCCTACGGTGCTGGCGTATTCTGCGCAATTGGCGGAACAATAAGTTCATTCACAGCAGCAGATCCAACAAAATGGTATGCTGGCGCAACATTGCCAAATAAAACTTGGGCAAGTATTACTTACGGCAACGGGCGATTTGTGGCATTAGCAAGTGACGGCACGGTTTGCTATACAACCAACTGGCAAGCAGGTGGTTGGACAACAACACCATCATATGCAGCAAATAATACATGGGTCACAACTGTAAACAATCCATTGTTTGCTAGTGGAGTAACAACATGGAGTAGAATTAGATACGGGCAAGGGTTGTTTATTGCAATTGCAACGTCGAGTCAGGCGGTGGCAACAAGCCCAGACGGCGCAAATTGGACTTACTATGCAACCGGAATGCCAAGTTCAAGCAACTGGTTAGGTCTAACATTTGGTAATCCAATAAATGCTACATTAGGCCGAGTTCCTACATGGGTAAGTGTATCTAACACAAGCGGTAAAATTGCTACTAGAATTTCAACCGGAGCAACTGCACAAGGTCGTATAAAAGTAGTTAACAATCAAATTAGTGAAGTTAGAATGATTGAACCAGGAAGTGGATATCCGCGTGGTAATGTTACTACAACAAGTAACACAAGTACTGGGACTATCACCGTTGATAATATTACAAACCTGTCAGCAAATCAGCCTATTTTGTTTAACGGAACAAATTCTGGAGGTATTGTTGTTGGAACATATTATTATGTTAAAGGAACACCCACATCGACATCAGGTCTAGCAGGAACAATACAAATATCTGCGTCAGCTGGCGGATCAATTGTTGCACTAACAGCATCAACACCAACCGGTATGACATATTTTGCTAGTCCAATTATTACACAAACAGATCCTAACAAAGTTAATACAGCACCGTTAGTGGGACGTATTGGAAATGGCGCATTAGGCAATCCAAGTTTTGGTAATCGTGGCACTGCTAATACAACTGCCACAGCAAGTTATGCAGGTGACGGATATGCTGATTTGTATCAAACAGGCACGTATGTTAACGTAAGCGGACTATATCAAATTCCAACAGCAGGTTGTAATGTGGTGTTTAGTAGCATTACTGGAGCAAATCGCTGGTACAAACTAGTGAGTGTGACCAACATAGCTGGAGTTGCTGGCAACTATACTGCTACATTCCAAGTTAATCCAGGAATATCAACATTGTTAGCACCTTCACATAACGACTTGATCACAACAAACTTGTCATATAGTAACGTTCGTTTAACTGGACATGACTTCTTGTACATTGGTACTGGTGGATTTAGTGCAACAAACTATCCATATGTTGATGCTACTAAAGCAGTAGCATCTAGTCAAGAGCTATTTGTAGGAGGTGGACGAGTATTCTTTACAAGTACTGACCAAGACGGTAACTTTAACGTTGGTAACTTGTTTGGAGTTCAACAGTCAACTGGTACTGCTACATTGAATGCTAGTGCGTTTAACTTGTCAGGACTACAGAGTTTGACACTTGGATCAGTAAGTTTAGGAGTTGGATCAGCTACAATTTACCAGTTTAGTACAGACCCGTACTTTACAGCTAACAGCGACGGTGTAGTACCTACACAGAAAGCTATTAAAGCGTTTATTACGGCGCAAATTGGTGGCGGACAAAGTTCATTGAACGTAAATACTATCACATCAGGACAGATATACATTGCTGGAAATACCATAAGCAACACTAACAATGTACAAATCTACGTAAGTAGTAAGATGCTGTTCACAGGCGGAATAGACGGAGCACCAGTTGCTCTAGTGTATTTTGGCCAGAAATAAACATAAAAATTTGGAGAAACAAAAATGGCAACAGGAATTTTATACACAGGTACACCAGCAGCTACAACACCAACTACTGCTTACATGGTACCAAACACTACATACACAGTATGTAACGTTAGCTTTACAAATACAGGCTCAACTTCAGCAACTATTAGATTGTATATTGGTACTAGTTTAGGATCTGCAGGATCTCCTACAGGTTCATTGGTATCCAGTGAAGCTATTGAATTTGATACAGTAGTTGCGCCAAAAGGCGTATTTGAAAGAACAGGGTTAGTATTAAGTGCAACATCGGGTGCAAAATACGTTACTGTATATACTTCAACTTCAAACGTAAATGTGAACATTTACGGTATTGAAACATCAACAGTATAATATAAAAGAGAGATACTAATATGGCACGTTATAATACGGTAATATCATCAGCAACTGCGTCAACAACCGCAGCCTTTACATCTCCGGGAGCTGGAACATTTACAAAACTTACAGGGTCAAGCTACACTGTGACTATTGGAGATCCTATATTGTTTGCTGGGTTATCACAGACTTTTTATAATGCGGCCAGCGGAACTATCACATTGACATTTACTACAGGGGGTGGTGGTATATTTACTGGCCCAGGCGGCAGCGGCACAACAAGTCAAACTATGTCAACCGGTACTACTACCACGTTGTTTAGTGACGGTACAAACTGGGTAACAATGGGAGCAGGTGGCGGCCCAATAACTGCAACAACTGGCGCATTTAGTGGACAGGTGTCAACAACTGGCGCAACTGGTTTTAATATTGTATCCAGTTCAACAGACGACTCAACTAGTGACTTAACCGGCGCCGCAACATTTGCAGGCGGCGTAGCTGTTAATAAAAATATCACTATAGGTAAAGCAGGTAATACTGGTAGATTGCGTCTAATGGGTTCAACTAGTGGAACAGTTACTTTCCAAGCGGCAGCAACAACAACAGGCGGAACATATACATTTCCGGCAGCTGACGGAACTAACGGTTATGCATTAACCACTAACGGTTCAGGAACACTAAGCTGGTCAGCAGTTGGTGCATCAATAAGCGATGATACCAGTACAAACGCAACATATTATCCTGCTATTCTAACAACAACAACTGGAAATGCCACAGCTCTTAAAACATCTAGCGGTAAATTTACATTTAATCCAAGTACAGGTTTATTAACTGTTACCGCATTAACTGAAAGTTCAAGTATTACATTAAAAGAAAATGTTAATCCAATAGCTGGTGCATTAGAAGCTATTATGAGTTTAGTTGGTGTAACATATGATCGTCGAGACGGTTCAAGTAAAAACGAAGCAGGGCTAATTGCTGAAGAAGTAAACAAAATTATACCAAATATTGTCAGCAAGAATTCAAAAGGCGATCCAGATGGTATTCACTACAGTAAACTAACTGCGTATCTTGTGGAAGCAATCAAATCATTAAAAGAAGAAATTAATGAATTAAAAGGTAAAAAATAATGGCGCAGTTAACAAGTTTAACAGGTAACGATACTGGTAACTTAACTTTACCTACTGGTACGAATGCCAATCGTCCGTCGGCCCCAACTACAACCGTTGCTCAATTTACTACTACTGGTGCCGCTACTTGGACATGTCCGGCAGGCGTTACCAATATTGAAGTGTTAGTTGTGGCTGGCGGCGGCGGCGGTGGCTCAGCAGCCGGTGGTGGTGGTGGTGGAGTTATTTACGATCCACGATACCCAGTAGTTCCAACAACTGTATACAATTTATCAGTGGGCGCCGGCGGCGCAGCCGCAACTACTAGTTCAAGTGGTGTGGCAGGCAGTAGCGGAACTAATTCAACATTTGATTTATTAACTGCTATAGGTGGCGGAGGAGGAGGTGCATATAATACTCCTAATAATGCTGGACTAAGTGGCGGATCAGGTGGAGGCGGCGGATCAGTTGTGGGCGGCAATGCGGCAAATTTAGGCGGCGCAAGCACAGTTGGTCAAGGATGGAAAGGCGGCAATGGCAACGCCAGCTCAAATCCGTGGGCAAGTGGTGGAGGTGGAGGCGCCGGCGGCGCTGGATACCCAGCAACATCAGGCGGATACGCTGGCAATGGCGGCCCTGGAATTATGTGCGACATTACTGGAACTGCCTTATACTGGGGTGGTGGCGGTGGTGGTGGCGCACAAGGAGGGCGTGACGGCACTGGCAACGCAGGTGCCGGTGGTGTTGGTGGCGGTGGTGGTGGTTGTGTAACTTATCAAACCGGCACTATACTCACTTTCTTTGGTGGTGCCGGTGCGTTAAATGCTGGCGGAAACGGAAACGCAGTTGCAGGCGGCACAGGTGCTGCCGCTGGTGCAGGCGGAGCAAATACCGGTGGTGGTGGTGGTGGACAAGGAATCTCAGTTGGCGCATCAGGAGCTGGCGGTTCGGGTATTGTTGTTATTAGATACAATACTAATACAATACCAGTGGAAGGACAAGCACGTTTCAACACTGAAACCAAAATATTAGAAACTACTATTTCAAATAAATTTCGACCAGTTTTATACGAGAACATTGTTAAGAATGGACTTGTAGTGCATTTAGATGCGGCATACTATGCTGGAACAGGAACCAGTTGGCAGGATTTAAGTGGACGAGATAACCACGCAACTATCACAGGTAGTCCAGCATATAGTACTAACAACGGTGGATATTTTACGTTTAGCAACGGAACAAATCAGTACGCTTCAAACACAAATACATTCTCTGCACATGTTGGCGCAACATCGATGACCATTTGCGGGTGGGTAAGAGCTCCGGCATCAGTGGGCGATTCTTATGTTGCATCAGTAGGCCCGGCAACTACAGGATCAGCTCGTGGGTTACGCCAAGCAAGTCAAGCATTAAGTGCAGTAAGTTATGGCAGTGGAGGTTCGCAAGATTTTAATAGCGGCGGAGTCCTAGAACTCAACAAATGGGTTTACTTATGTGCAGTGTGGAATGGTCCATATGTTTCAATATTCATTAACGGATACGAAGTTGCAAAAACAAATTTAACTGCTCCGGCCGCATTGACTGCTGGTAATTATACTATTGGAAATAACAGTTGGAGTCCCGGTGGTACGTATACCTGGGGCGGCGACATTGCCATGGCGTCAATATATACTAGACCATTAAGCACACAAGAAATACGTCAAAACTTCAATGCAACATCTGCTAGATTTGGTCTTTCAGAAGTGGCAGAAAGAGGATTTGGCTTAAATGCAGGACAGCTAGGCGGACAATGGCCAACTCCTGACTTACTATGGTACGATGCCAGTTTGCCCAAATGCTATCCGGGGTCGGGCACAACAGTTAACGACTTATCGGGTCGTGGCTACACTGGTTCAACAACCAACATAACTTTTGGAACTCAAACATTTCCAACTGAAAACGGACAAGTCAACACCAGCTACTGGATTTTTAACGGCACAAACTCAAGTATTAACCTTGGTGGCAATGCAAGCAGTCAGTTAGCATGGAGCCCGTCAGGATATATTAACAGTACACTAACAGCATTTACTATAGAAATGTGGGTGTATTCATATGATGTTAACAATGCATTCTTTTTTAGTAAACCATGGAACGGCAGCGGACAATATAATATTTGGATGACAGATTGGTCGTTTACCTGCAACGGAGGAAATCCATATGTTAGTTCTGGAGTTTCGGCTAACAATAATCCTAACTGGGGCTGGAATCATGTGGTGGGACATATAGACGGTACTACTATTGGTTATTATCTAAATGGTCAGGGCCGCAGTCAACAGCACGGTATGAAATTCTACCAAGATCCACCAAGCGGAAATGCTGGCGTTCAACCAACATTGGGCAGTATCTACCCAGGTGGATCGTACGGTGACAACAGTTTACAGTTTAGGGGTTTTATTTCAACTTGTAAAATGTATTCAAGAGTTTTAACACCTGTGGAAATACAAAACTTATTTCAATCAACAAGAGCTAAATTCGGAGTCTAATTTTAAATGGCAAATTTAACGTCTACATACATAAGTCCAAATAGTTATGTTAAACTGCCTAAGGGCACAACAGCACAACGTCCTGGATCACCAGCGGCAGGCATGCTGAGATATAACACTGACTTGCGATATACAGAGTTATACAACGGCAATTCATGGGTTCCGTTTCAGGCATCTAAAGCATTACCTAACTATGCAACTGTAACAACAAGTTCGGGAAATCACGTAGTTACACACTATCTAAATAATCGTATACACTCATTTTTATCAGGTTCGCATACGTTTGTACCAACTGTTACTGGATATGTAGAAGTACTAGTAGTTGCTGGTGGTGGTGCAGGCGGATCTGCAGGCGGCGGCGGTGCTGGCGGCCTAGTTTATAACAACGCATTTCTAGTCACTGCGGGTGCCAGCTACACAGTTACAGTTGGTGCAGGCGGACTTGGATTTACTAGCAGTACTGCTAATGTAGCATCAAACGACGGTAGCGCAAGCGTTTTTGGTTCAATTACTGCTGTAGGTGGTGGTGGTGGTGGTGCGTATGGCAGTGCCAACACAAACGGACGAGCCGGCGGATCTGGCGGCGGCGCTGGACACGATACTGGTGTAGCCACAACCGGTGGTGCAGGAACATCTGGACAAGGATTTAGAGGCGGAAACAAGCCTACATTTTACGGAAATAATCCATATTGTGCAGCCGGCGGCGGCGGAGCTGGCGGAGCAGGACAAGATGTTGCAACAAACAATGCTGCCGGCGCAGGCGGCCCTGGATTACCTATATCGATATTAGGTATTCCATTATACTGGGCAGGTGGGGGCGGTGGAGGAGTTCAAGGTAATACTATTGCAGGTATTGGCGGAACTGGTGGATTAGGTGGCGGCGGCGCAGGCGGAAACTGGAACAGCGGCGGGAGCAACTGGAATCAATTTGGTCTTGGACTTCAAGGCGCACTAAATCCAGGCAAACACGGATCAAATGGTAGTGGTAGTGTCACTTGCCGCGGTGGTGATGCTGGACCAAACACAGGTGGCGGCGGCGGTGGCATGGGTATTAGTGTAGAAATTAGCGGAAATGGTGGCTCAGGAATTGTAGTTGTTCGTTATCCAAGTATAACTCCAACTCCTATCATACAACAGTACACTTTTGACAATGCTGGTATTCAACGAACTTATTGGACAGCCCCAGCAGGTGTAAGCAATGTGGAAGTACTAGTAGTTGCTGGCGGTGGTGGTGGTGGCCGCTACGGAGGTGGTGGCGGTGCAGGAGGAGTTGTATATAATTCAAGTTATGCCGTTACTCCAGGAAGTTCGTATCAAATTCAAGTTGGCGCAGGCGGAAGCAGTTGGGCAGGCGATGCTCAAAGTGGCGGCAATGCTGGCACAGGTGGTGACAGTTGGTTTGATGTACTCAGAGCATTCGGTGGTGGTGGTGGTGGAAACTACGGAAACAATGCTTGTTCAAATGGTGCTGGTGGTGGTTCGGGCGGCGGCGGTGGATGTAATAATGCATCAGGTTGTGCTGGCGGCGCAGGCACACAGATTCAAGGTAACTCAGGCAGTGCTGGTAGCGGCAGTGCATATCAAGGCGGTGGTGGCGGTGGAGCAGGACAAGCTGGCGGAACTAATGGCACAAGCAGAGGCGGCGATGGAGTAATGTATTCTATCACAGGACTTCCATTGTATTATGGTGGTGGTGGATCAGGCTGTAGCCTACAATTATTACCAGGAGGTTTAGGTGGCGGCGGCTATGGTGCTAGAGAAAGTACCTATGCAAATGTGCCGTACTGTGATGCATTGCCAAACACTGGTGGAGGTGGAGGTGGCGGCCGAGATGCTCTTTTCTTTGGCACATGGCGCACAGGCGCCGGCGGATCTGGTGTAGTGATATTAAGATATTATCAAACAACTTCATACTAAAATTGGAAATATAGAATGGCAATCTTAAAAAATACAACAGTTACAGACAACGGCTATGTGACCTTTTCACAAGGCAATACAGCCAATAGACCTGCAATCGTTACCACACGCATACAATGGTTAACTGGTGGTGCCACAGTTTTATGTGGCAATACACCAACATTGTCAAGTACAAGTTGGACTTGCCCGGCTGACGTTAACGAAATTGAAGTATTAGTAGTAGCAGGTGGCGGGGGTGGTGGATTTGAAATGGGAGGTGGCGGAGGAGCAGGCGGATTAATTTATAATAAAAACTTCAGCGTTACACCTAACACAATATATACAGTTACAGTTGGCGCTGGCGGAAGTGCAAGAACTAGTAACGGTGATAATACTAGCAATGCTGGTAACAGTGTATTTGGCTCATTAACTGCTATTGCTGGAGGCGCAGGTGGAAATAACTCTAACACATATGATGGCACAGCAACCGGCGGCCGCCCAACAAACGGTGGTTCGGGTGGTGGAACAGGAGAAGGCCAATCCGTTGCACCGGGAACTAATGGCCAAGGATATGCTGGCGGTGCCGCTATTGAAGCTGGATACTATCATTCAGGCGGTGGTGGAGGAGCAGGCGGTGGTGGAGGAGCAGGTAGTCCTTACTGCGCAGGCGGTGGCGGCCCTGGATTATTAATTGATATTTCAGGAACACCAACTTGGTATGCGGGTGGTGGTGGTGGTGGAAGTTATAGCCCTTCATCAAGCGGAAGTTTTCGTCCAGGAGCTGGTGGATTAGGTGGTGGCGGAAATGCTAACACACAAGCCGCTGGTTCGGCTGGCACTAATGGAACAGGTGGCGGTGGAGGTGGCGGTAGTTACAGTCCTTCGTCGGCAGGTGGTGCAGGCGGGTCTGGTATTGTTATTATCAAATATACACAAGCCGCAGACAGCACAGATCCAAGAGGAATAATACGTTTTAATACTGACGTTAAAGATATTGAGATCTACAACGGTCAAGCACAAGGTTGGGTATCACAAAATCCAATGAAAAACTTTGGCGGACATAACCTATTACCATACAGTCAAGACTGGTCAACATATACTGGTAACTATTTTAGCAATTGGATTAACTCCACAGTGACCGCAGGACAACGCGACCCATTTGGAACCACAAATGCCGCTTTACTTACTGGATATTACGCAAGGCTTTCAACTACAGTATCAGTAACACCTGGCAAAACATATACATTTAGCGTTTGGTTAAAAAATTCTGCGTTAGTAAATGCTGTAAATTTACATATAGTTAAAGGACTCAGCGGAGCTCAACAAGGCGACGTTTCTCTAACAGTTAGTGTGGCCAGTATAACCAACTGGACTAGATTTTCTCTATCTTACACAGTTCCGGCTAGTGGAGTTAATCAAATACAATGCGGTGTAGGATTTGGTAGTTCTATGTCAGCATCTGCTACTGGATATTCAATGTTTGTATTTGGAGGACAGTTAGAAGAAGCTAGTGCGCCTGGACCATACACATATACCAACGGTGTTGCTAGCCCAGCTCCAACTAAACTAAATGGTTACCGAATTCATACTTATTCTACCGCGGGCATAAGTGGATTTACTCCAGCAGTTACTGGATTTGTTGATGTGTTAGTTGTAGCTGGAGGCGGTGGTGGTGGCAGCGGATTTAACAAAAGTGCCGCTGGAGGCGGCGGTGGCGGCGGCGGAGTTGTACAAATACAGTCCATGGCTGTTGAAGGAGACAAACAATATACTGTTGTTGTTGGCGCAGGAGGAACTGGCGGAACCGCAGGTACATCGGGCGTAGCTGGAATGGGCCGAATGGGCGGGATGAGCCAGTTTGGAACTGTAACTGCTGTCGGCGGCGGCGGTGGTGGAAACTATTCAGATATAGGTGGAATGTCAGGCGGATCAGGCGGCGGAGGTGGCGGCGCTGGCGGAAATCGAAGCGACGGCGGCTATCTCGGCGGTGCTGGTACACCTGGACAAGGTTACCCTGGTGGCAGGCACGATGGGTCAGGACAAAGTAACACAACTACCAGTTGTGGTGGTGGTGGCGGAGCAGGCGGCCCAGGAATGGACGGATCAGTTGGTGCGCGAGGCGGAAACGGCGGCCCAGGTTTCCCAAGTTTAATTGCTGGATCAATGACTTATTTTGGCGGCGGTGGTGGTGGTGGTGGCGCAACCACTAACGGTGGTGGTTACGGCGGTATTGGCGGCGGCGGCAATGCCGGACAGAGCCAAAACTCCGACGGTCTTCCAGGAACTAATGGGCTTGGTGGTGGTGGTGGTGGCGGAAGTTGTGACGTTGGATCAATTGCTGGTGGCACAGGCGGCTCAGGAATTGTCATAGTACGATACAGACACGAGTAAATAACTCCATAGGAGATAATTACATGAATACAGTTCCAATGGATTTGTTATTTGGAGTAGACGTAGCAATTAAAAAACTACGTCCTGGAGCAAATTTTCAATTAGAAGGATCCCGTATTACAATTTGGAATGATCCAGACGGTAGACCTGCACCTACTTGGGAAGAAATACAAGCTCAACTCGACTCTGACAAAAACCTTTATTACGACCACTTAGGCATTAAAGAAGATGAGTATCCTATATTCGATGCACCAGTAGTGACAGGTGAGCCTCACGGTGGCGAGTTTGATGAAACTCCTGTCAGTAAACAACGAATGAATTTGTGCAAACAATGCGATAGTTATATGCTTGGTATTAGAGTTTGTAAAGAATGTTCGTGCTTTATGCCAATAAAAACTTTACTAACTGATGCAGTTTGTCCATTGGGTAAATGGTAAATTTAACTAAATTTTACCATCCAAATATTTCATCATTTACATTTTGCAATCCGCTTGATCTCAAATTAACCAGCTGGATTGTAGAATGTCTAAACACATACGCTAGACAAAATAAAATAACAGAACCGTTAACAATAACTCAACTGTGGCTAAACGAAGATGTTATAGGACAGATGCCGCATAGTCATAACGGAAATTTTCTTATTGGATGCCTTTATTTTACTTTAGGTAGCAATATATATTTTATTGAAAATAATGAAGAAACTGACTGCTTTATAGAACCTGGTATGTTATTGTTATTTCCAGGAGGTACTATGCATGGAACTAGACCTCACACAGAAACTTATATTAGAAGATCAGTGGCATTCAACGTTAATAAAAGCTGTACCAACCAGTAATAATAAACTTTTCTTCAGTAGCACTGGGCAATCCTCGATGTGTATAGGTCCAGTCACTAGGCCAGTATAGTGTAAGACCTTTTTGAGGTTTAACTTTAATTTTTTGATGTAAAAATTCAGTTTCCCCTCCGTCCGCAACATCATTCAAATAGGTCATAAAGGCTAAATGTCTATTGTTAGCAGGCGTATTTGATGTCCCACGCTCAGTATGCCATTGATGGTAAGCTCCACTTGGCATATATTTTTGTATATTAATTCCTTCAACTATTCCCCAGCGTTGATATACATCACACATTGGAAATTTATTTACATACATTTGTGTAACTTTTTGAAGTTGTATCGCCGCATATTCTTTAAACAAATTGGTATCTTGTTCAAGTTTACAATCAAATGAATCTTTGACAGACTTGTCTAAAATTCCTTCAGGATGTTCAATAGTATAAGATTGGCCGCGCTCAACATGTTTGCTATTAGCATGATAGTTGATAATCTTATCGCATATAGACATATCTTCCAAAAACCACCCCCCAATAAAGTTTTCAGTAGAAGATTCAATAATACATTCTTTGAGCATAGAAGCCATATCGCGCCGACCCTTGTTAGTTTAAGTATATATAATATTAACTTTAAACAAGGTATAATTATGATACATCATCTGTTCCCAACTCTCGTATATACAGGCTCAAATTTAGATATTTTAGAAACCAGCAAAGCTATTTTTGATAAATGTCCAGAACTCCAGCCATGTTCTGAAAAATTTTCAACTACTTTGATAGAATATTCTCCAGGCACTTGTTTAGTCAGTTGGGATTTTTCAAAAGAATTAGAAACTCAACCGTTGTTAGATTTTATCAATGTATCTGTAAAAGAATACATGGAACAAATGCAAATTATTCCAGAGTCATATCAGGTAGAAATTCCTAACATATGGTTAAATGATATGGAATCTGGAGGATATCATAGACCGCACAATCATTATGGTTATACATTCAGTGGAACTTACTATATTGATTGTCCAGCAGACTCAGGTAAGATTTTATTCCACAATATAACTGAAGATTGGTTTTTTCAAAAGTTAAAAAGTGTAAAAGAATGGACTACTGGGAACTCAGCAACTTGGTGGATCCCAGTTGCGGCAGGAACTATTATTTTATTTCCTAGCTATTTGAAACATAGTGTGCCGCCCGCAATATATGAAGGCACTCGTAGATCTATTGCGTTTGATGTGGTTATGAAACCAATTTCATTAAATTAAATCAACTAGATCAAACACTGTTTGCAGTTTAGTACGAATAATTTTACTACTAAAACTATTGCGCAGTCCTTGATGCAATGGCTTAGGCGCACGATCAATAGTGGCCCACGCCCATCCTTGATGCTCATCACTTAATACTGGAACAAATTCCGTGTCAATTACACACAAGTATGTGTGAAAATTAAACACACGATCATTACTGACAAATGTTTCAAGAGGAATTGTTTTTAGTATAGTAGGAAGTACACTTATTTCTTCAGAGATTTCACGTTGTAATCCCTGCCAAGGTGTTTCGCCAGTGATGTTTGTGCCACCGACTAAGCCCCAAGTACCTTCGTGTTTGCCGTGTGCTTTTTGTAATAGTAAAAATCGTCGTGTGGACTTGGCATAAAATAATGCACCACTACAAACTATAGATTCTTTTATAACACTATTTTCCAATTAGCAGCCTCGTATACACCTTCGAATGACTTGACCCATGAAACACCGTTCCACAAGTATTGTATTCCAGTATATATATTCGTCTGCCATACCATAGTGTCTGAGTTCTGACTAGCGTTAAAAATCACAGTCCAGCGTAGTCCAGTCCATTCAATGATATCGTTTGCGTGTGCAACAAAGTCTGCGCCTGTAGTACTTTGCCATGCAGTAGGGCCTTTTCCAGCTGCATTTAGTGTGCTACCAATGTCTTCGATAATAAGAAAACGTCTACCCGCAACTACTAGTTGATCAGTTGCTTCTTTGTTGGGTTTTTTAGGATCGTATTGCTGTGGATCTATAATAGCATCAAAAGTACCTGGACTATTTGGTCTGTAACAAGACTGTAAATTATACCCAGCTACATTATCTAAAATTCCCGCACTGTCAATACCGGTGTTGGTGGTAAGTGTATCCACGTTCCACTTAACTTGTAAAATCGTTTCATCTAAACTATTAATGGCAAAGGTGCCCACAATTAGTGTGCCGTTTGGTTGCGTTAAATATAGCTGGCTTGACCCGGCTTTATATTTGTTAGGAGTTCTAGCAAACAACTCATTCCAGTTGATAGGAGTGCCCAGTCTTACAGGAATATCTAAAGAACTTCCACGCTCAACAACACTTTCATGTGCTCCAATTAGTATAGCTTGTCCGTTATACACTTCTAATCTATAGTTTTCATCTGACCCAATTACAAGTCCTAGCAAATCTGACATGGATGTTGTAGTGGCAATTGGATCTTGACCTAATCCGTCAATATAAGTTCCGCTAGTTGTGCTGGTATTGTACATACTGGTAACAATTTTAGTAATAACACCAAGATGTTTGACCTTAACTGGCGGATTAATCCATATAGGTGTGTCCAGTGTAAGGGTAGCAATATCAATAGGAGTATCTGTACCCACAGGAACTGTACGGCTATCCCAACTGATGTCATTTAAATTCAATACCGTTAAACTGGTCCAGTCAACATAGTTGTCTGTGGTTTGTAATTCTAAACTGGGGTTAAACAACACTAGAATTTGTTCAAGCATTTGTAATTTTTGATCTGTGTTAGCACTCCAGATATCGCACTTCATGGTTAGTTTAAAAGGAGTTGGCATTAATCTTTCAATTGTGTAATTTCTGCCTTGACCTGTTGTGTAACGATTAGTATCTGGATCTATATCACGTTCACGAATGTTAACAGTTCCTACAAATGTCTGGTCACTTAGCCTGTCACGATCCATGGCCAAGCCAGTGATATAAACGCTGATTCTAGGAACACTATTAACTTTGTTCTCACTGTTGTTACGAATAATACTGGCAACTTGTCTGTCAGCATCTCCATACATAACTGGAACACGTACCAGTGTTCCATCGCCGTATTTGACCACAAAGTTACTCAGCGCACGAATTGTCTGCGTGATGTATCGTCTTATTTGCCCGTCATAAAAAAATTCCATTATAAATCTGCCCTTGGTTTTAATGCTTTGCTAATACTTTGACGTTGTGGTTCTCTGTAATTGTATACGGTCACAGTCCATTGACCTGCATACGGTATTGTTTGTTGTACAGTATCAACTATGGGTAAATTAATTTGCATCTTGGAACTGGTTATTCCTTCTGGACTAATATAATTATAAGATGTAATTAATCCTGGCATGTCTGCGACCACATATTCTATTAATACTGTATCTATTTTTAGTACAATATACAAACCAGTTACAGTGGAATCAATTTGTGTTCTAACTCTGATAGCATCTTTAGCCGCATTAGTAATATCACTAATAACTGCTTCGTTATAAGTCCAATTAGCATTATTAATGAATCCGGTTTTTAACGTATTTCTTGAATTGGTATTGGTCATATTCATACGTACTGCATCTTCCACTGCTATCCATGCATTTTGTTTACCATCAAATCTATATAGTCTGTTTGGCAGCATGTCAACACGTAAAAAGAAATCATCTGCAGCAGCTGTTGCTGGAAATTGTATGCCAAATCCAAAGTCGTAACCGTTAGTAGGAAAGCCATCGCCCAACAAGTAACCAGTGTATCCACTACGTTGCGGAACACCTGTAACTGAACTGGCAGTTACTCCGTTGCTGGCATTACTGGCCAGAACAGAACCGCTGTCTGCTGTGTTTAATACTGTTTTGCCAGTGTCAGGATCTGCGGCAATTGTGTAATATTGACGAGTTTCAAAGCCACTTTTTGGCACATCAATTTCAGCCTGTTGAACCACAGCATCACTGATTTGTAATTCTTGATTGTGTGTACTTAATAGGTCACGCAATGTGGTATCTGCAACAGGATCACCGTTGGCATCTTTGGCTGGCTGGTCAAAGATTTGTGCAAATTGTTGACTGTCTGTGACTTTCTTCAGTTTTAATCTGTACAAATGTGGGAACCAAGTTACACTGAATCCTTCACTAGCACGGCCCACATCTTCAATAACATAGTATCTAGGCAAAGCAAAGTCAAATTCGTTAAGAGCAAAATCATCACGCAAATGCGGCAGTTCTAACACATCTCCACTTATGGGCTTGCGTCCTATGTACTTGATAAAATCGTTAATATGCACAGTCATGTACAAGGTATCATTGTCAATAAACAAGCCAAATTGACTTAGGTTGAAATCAACGTTTTGTACATTATAAAGTCCACGAATTCTGTAGATTTCTGTGTCATAACTTCTGTCACGATTCTCTAAAAACAGCAAATCTTGTATGTTTGTAACTGCTGTGGTTGCATAGTGTGGCTGATCCGCAGTGGCATTTTCAGCCGCAGTATTTGCACCTAAATACTTGTGCAGATAAACGTCTGTTCCGCCCGCTTGGAACATTTCTGAGCACTGGCGATCGATGAACTTGTAATCAAGTCCTTTTTCGGGTTTATATAAACTTAGTCTTGGCATAGTAACATATTTATCGATAGCTAAATATACTAGGAGAGTAATAACATGGATGATTTACCATCAACAACTACGTCGAATTCCACTTTAGAACGAAATAAAGTCTTTGATTATGTGCGAGATATGCTGGGCGATGGCATGGTTGAAGTAGAGCTTGACCCTAAGCATTACGAAACCGCACTAGATCGTTCGCTAAACCGTTATCGTCAAAAGAGTTCAAATGCAGTAGAAGAAAGCTACCTGTTTTTAGAATTAATACAGGATCAAAATGAATACAGATTACCTGATGAAGTTATCACTGTTAGACAAGTGTTTCGCAGAGCAATTGGCTCAAGAACTGGCATGGGTGCAGGTGGTACGCTGTTTGAACCGTTTAACCTAGCTTATACAAATACCTATCTAATGTCAGGTAGTATGATGGGAGGTCTAGCAACATATGACATGTTTGCCGGATACCAAAAACTAGTTGGTCGCATGTTTGGTAGTTATATTGAGTTTCATTGGAAACCAACTACACATATTCTAAACATTTTACAACGTCCGTTTGCACAAGGCGAACAGATTTTAATACAAAGTTATAATTTCCGTCCTGACTGGGTATTGTTGCAAGACATCTATGCCAAGCAGTGGTTACGTGATTACACCTTGGCCGTGTGCAAAACCATGTTGGGCGAAGCACGTTCTAAGTTTGCCAGCATTGCAGGCCCAGGTAGTTCAATACAAATGAATGGTGGAGATTTAAAATCCAGTGCTAAAGAAGATTTTGAACGTCTTGACAAAGAATTAATGGATTTTACAGCCGGTGGTACAGGATACTACTTTGTAACTGGATAAAAACTTAGATGACTATTAAATTTTCACAATTACCGTTACAAGCAACTATTGATGGAACTTATGTTGTCCCAGTAGTAGGGCCAGGCCCAACCAGTTATAAAACCACAGTTGACAATATTGGCGCATATTTACTTGCGGGTAATGCGGCCACTGCTACTAAGTTAGCCACGGCACGTACAATTAACGGTGTGAGTTTTGACGGCACTGCCAACATTAGTATTACAGCGTCAATTCCCACATCAACTAGTTCAGTACTGGGTGGTGTAATTGTTCCTGTAGTTGGTACCAGCGGACTTACTAATTCAAGTGGAACTATTGGAGTAGCCACAGCTTCTACCACACAACTTGGTGCTGTTAAAATTGACGGAACTACTGTAACAATTAACGGTAGTGGAGTCATTAGTGCAGCACCCTTACAAGCAACAATGGTACATGCATTTGCATTTGATGCAAATAAAAATTTAATTTATACAAAAACAACAGGACAAGCATTTAACTACACTACAGACGGTCAAAATAGTTCGTATGTAATGGTGGATATTGGAACAGATGTATACAATTATAGTTTAGATGCAAGCGGAAATTTAATAGCTACATTTTCTAGCTAAATATTGAATATAGGATAAAACATGGCCGTAACTACAGTAAATTTAGGAAAAATAAGAGTAAACTGGCGTGGCCCGTTTGCCACAACCACAGCTTACACTATTAACGATGCTGTTAGTTTCAGCGGCTCGAGTTATATCTGCGTAACTGCTTACACCAGCACAAGCAGTTTTTCAACTGACTTAGCTGCCAACTATTGGCAACTAATGTCGCAGGGCGCAACAGCCAATACAACCACAGGTGATTTAACTTATCGAGCCAGCAACGGCAGTGATGCGAGATTGCCTATTGGTACAAGTGGTCAAGTTTTAACAGTGAGCACAGGCGGTGTGCCAGTCTGGGAAACAAATGACAGTGCTGGAACAGTTTATTATGTTACTACAAATGGTTTAGATACCAATAATGGTCTAACACTGGGTCGCGCATTTAAAACTATTCGTTACGCCTGTACACAAATCACTGGACCAGCAACACTATATGTTAAAGCTGGTACATATTACGAACAATTACCAATCACAGTTCCTGCAAACGTTACCATTGTAGGCGACGGCATGCGAGATACAGTAGTTTCTCCATTAATTGGATCTACCAATACCACATACGCCAGCATGACATCTAACACTTTGGTGGTTGCTAGTACCAGCGGTATTGGCATTGGTATGACTGTGACTGGTACAGGATTTACCGGTGCACAAAAAGTCACTGCGGTAGTAGACGGCACCACATTGACCATGAGTGCAACTTATAATACTACACCCAGTGGAGTATTAACATTTACATATCTAAGCACAGACGGCACTCCAGTTCCTAATCAGAACAGTACTATGTTCTTGATGAGTGATCAGACCATGTTAACTGGTCTATTATTGATTGGTATGAGTGGATTTACACCAAGCGGCGCAGCTCCAGCCGACTACACACAGGCAACAGTGGGCGGTGTGTTCTTAAGATTAAACCCAGCAAGCCCTATCGCAAACAAATCACCATACATTAAAGACTGTACTGCAAAATCAACAGGCGGTGTGGGTGCTATTGTGGACGGTAGTGTACACGCAAGCGGTAATAGAAGCATGGTGTTCTGGGCCTATAACATGGTGATAGATGGTGGCGCTGGACTAGTTGTTGGTAATTTAGGTAAAGTTGAAGCAGTTAGTTGCTTTACTTACTATTGTTATTTTGGTTACTTTACCTATGGCGGCGGTGTTATCCGTTCTTTATCAGGTAACAACAGTTACGGTACCTATGGTTGTGTGAGCCAAGGATTTGACTCAACAGAAAGTCCAGTAACTGGTACTGTTCACGGTAACATGTTGACCTTGACTACCAACACACTAACTGGCATTTTCCAACAAGGCGAAATTATTACGCAACCATATGCGGCTGCAATATCAATTTCCAGTGTAACTGGTGCAACAAATACAGCCACAATTAACTATGCTAGCCAAGGATCTTCACCATTTGCAGTTGGCCAAACAATTATCATCGCAGGCGTGACACCAATCGGTTACAACGGCAATTATGTAGTTGCAACTAGTACCGCAACAGTTACAACTTTTGCTCTAAGCGGCGCTGGCGGATTAGGCAACGGCACGGGCGGCACAATTAAAGGTGTGGCCAGTGCGTATGTAACCAGTGTTCAAGCTGGCTATTTGTAT